CTGGAATAGCAACACATCTACAGTTAATATCTTCACCTGGGTGGCCTGTGTCTGGTGGCGGTGAGTTCCAAGAAAAAACCTCACCTTCTTTGTCTAAATGACTATCTCTAACCCTTTCATCTAAAGATGTTGACCATATATATTTATTAATACCCACTTCTTTATGCCTTATTTTAGTTATTTGTCCATTTAAACTAGCAACTTGGTCCCTAGCAATTAATTTTGCTTTATTTTGCGAGAACTTTGCAGTTTTTTGTAATTCTTTCGTTATTTGCTTTAATGTCCAACCCCTTTGCACTCCCATGGATATAGTTGTGGAGGCTCTTTTAAGTGCCTGCGCTCCAACATTTTGAATCAGGGAAACATTTTCAGATACAAAAGATTTCATAACAGGCTTTAACCACTTGTCTTTTCCTGCAAATATATCGACAGTTGAAACCGACTTTATTTGTCTGGCCAATGCTTCTTTGTTTTTAGCATTTACAGTTATTCCACGTTTCAAGGCAACTTCTTTTAATTTTTTTGTCGATAAGCTTTGTGTGACTTGAACCCTCATACTCTTATCTAGTGCTTGCAACCTGTCTGCATAGGCATCGTTTTTTATACCTGCCTCTCTTTCGTATTGCTTCTTTATGCTCAAATAAGATTTCTTAGCTTCTTTTAAAGCTTTTGACAAAGCTCCATTTATTAAGCCAACCAATTCTCTTTGATATTGCATTTCTTGAACTTTAGGATATAAACCTTTTGTTTTTTTTGGCTTATTCTTCATCTTCTATCTCATCGTCTATGCCTATATCTAACTCTGCAACTGACCTATCTATTGTTTCGTCTAGCTCAGTTTCAATTGAGTATTGATCTTTTCCAAATCTAGACCTAGCAATCTCTTCGGGAGTTAATACTTGATTAGTAATATAGTTACCATCGGCTTGAGACATTTTTAATCTTATGTCTGCCTTTTGACTGTCAGGTAAAGTCCATAATGATTCGAAGTCAATATCAATGACATCTTCGGCCTTTCCACCTTCAGATATGTTTGCAACTTTTAAGAGCTCATCCAAATTAGGCTTTAAGTCTTGATCTCTTTTCCTGCCAACATAGTCATACCATTCTTTTAACTCAGACTCTCCACCACCGCCGAGAGTTCCTGCAGCACCTTCGCCCATCATTTTAGTATGAGGCATGTTACCAACTTGAGTTAATCTTTTTTCCATTTTATCTATAACGGCAGGTAACCCACTGATATTAGCTACATCTCTAGTAAAATCTTCACCATCTGCATCTATTACTATTGATTTAACAAGTGATCTTTTTGCATCGACCAACTGGAGTCTTTTAAGAACAAGATCATCTCTACCATTCGAAACCATTTGCGTTAAGTTTTTTATTTTAAAGATACCTTGAATAAAGTCTTGAATTATAGAATAAAGGTTTTCATAGCTAGTCGCATAGCCTGTTATAGTTGATTTTGCCTTGTTCAAAACTGAGTCGTGCCAGTAATTGTTACTAATATAAAGTTGATCAGGCAATTTAGCCCCATTAAATATAAGTAACCTTGAAGCATGAATGTCTGTGTATTCCGAGTTTGCACCTTCCGCTAATTGATCTTCTGATGTACTAGAAAAAGCGTTCAACCTGTACATATAAGGCATTTTAAAAGTCTTACTTGATACCTTGTAGTCTATTTGTGAAGCATTTAAGTCGTGTCTATTAAGAACTTGAATCCATTTTAATTTTTTTATCTTAGTATAATCAAGTGGGTCTGTTGGACTTAAACCATCATCAACACCAAGTAAAATTGCAGAACCACCATACAATCTAGCCATTTTCAATGCCTGTCTTATTTTATCTTTATAGCCCATTGATTCAAGAATATTTGTGATCTTTGTCCCTTGGTCTTGATTCTCGTTTATTGAGACATTCCAACCAACTCTAGTCATATCTTCGGGTAAAACATCAACTATTTTTTCGGCAGTGTCTTCGCCTGCATATAATATCTCAGCATCAAGCTTTGCCATAACATCAAAATCTAAAGTCATTGCAGTCTTTTTGTCTCTGCCTCTAACACCAAGGCCAGTTAAGATATTCATCCAACCATCGAATTTTTTGCTAATCTCCATTATCCAATCTCCTACATATTCATTAAATCTTCTAAGTAATTATTTTGACTCGTAATAGCTTGTAAGGCAATAGCCGAAGCGATAATAGTATCGTCATGCTTTCCTTTCATAGCCTCTATCTTACCATTGTTATCCACTAGCGTCATGCACTCTCCAAGTATATCTTTATCTGATGTAATGAAGAAGCCGTTATGTATAGCATCTATAAAGGTATCTATCATCACTGGTCTTGTGACACCGTTAGTTGACCAACCTAGTTTATCATCTGTGTGCTTATATAAATTCATGTAACCAAGTGTTGAATCAAGCCATAGCAAAACAGCGTGACCATGATTATTCCTTTCCACTGAAACTAAAGGCTCATTTCTAGGACCACTGTAAAGTTTTGCCAGCTCAACTATTTTTTCTGCGAATTGTTTAGGTGGGAAATGACCCCTTAGCGTAGCGACATTTCTTTTTGTCTTCTTCTCAAGGACAACAGCAACAGAATAATCCGAACCAACACCTTCGGCTGTATCTGCACCAATTACATATCGCTTATCTCTATCGTGTTCTTCGAAGATTTTAAAACCATCTTCATTTGACAGCGGATCCACTGCATTTATTATCATATCGCTAATTATTTCTAAGTCCATGACCTTATTTCCAGACGTTAAGAAACAATGCCTCTCGTTCTCAGGGTGTTCTTGAAAGAATTTTGCATCTCCATTTTGTTTTATTTTAAATCTTCTCCAAGCAATTTGCTCTTTTGTTAGTTTGATGCTGTATTTTTCTTTGGCCCATTCAGATAATTTTAATTCTTCTTCAGATAAATTTATTTCTGCGTCCGTCTTAACATTGTTCTCCCTGTGAAAGAACCAAGGGAAAAAGTGTTTTGAATAAGGAAATGCACTATCAAAATAATCATCATGGAAGTGGTTCATTCCATTTGCTGTTGATTCGATAGATATAAAGCCTGACTCCAACGGTACTGCTTCTGTTGAGGCATCAAATCTAGATTTTTGCATAAATCCATACTCTGAAACGTGTAAATGAGTAATAGATTCTGAACGTGCTTCTAGTGTTACAGAAATTCTCGAGTTCAAAACAGGAAAAAACATTTCATTTGCTGAACCACCACCGCGACTAATTTTTGGTTTTAGCCATTCTGGAATTGCTTCATAAGCAAATCGTACTATTCTGAATAGCTTTTTAAGTGAGCTTCTATCATGTGAAAGTATAACTACATTTTGATTATCACTCCAAAGTACCTGGTCAAAGTATTTTAAAAGGTAATAAGTGGATACACCTTGTTGTCTACCTTTTAGAGCCATAGTATATTGTGATTTATCAGCATGAAGTACGCATTGAGTATCATTCATTTTAAAAAGAACTTTCTTTCCCTTCTTATCACGAATAAAATATAAGTTATTAAGTCGCCAAGTTGAATCGTGTATGTTTTCTACAACATCTTTAGGATTCAGATTCATTGACTTGCTTCGCTCTTATCATGGCCATTAGCTCATCATGTGGAGTTCCAGTAACTTCAATTTCTTCTTTAACTTTTCCGATTGTTCTGTCTAGCAAAAACCCCAAGCGCTTCTCATCACCTTTTCTTATGGCTTCAATTAAAACTTTAATCACGACTAAATCCAAAGCCGGTGTATTCTTGCCTATATATGCCATCTTCAAGTCTTCTAATGAGTGGTCGAAGTATTTGTGCAGTATCTCTTGGAATCTAATCTTTGTTAATTTGTTAGCGACTTTTAAATATGCAGGTGTCTTTGGTCTTCCATGAGGGTTTCTTGACTCGCCTTTCTTAATGTCATTGCCACCTGTCTTCTTACCTCTAGCCATTTGAAACCTCCCCTAATACTTGACTGTCCGGAACTTGAGCAATCGCCTGTATCATTGCCTCGATAGGTAAAATGTAAGACGTGTCTTTCGGAGGGTCGTTTGGATATAAAATCTTTTTAAATCTATCTAGTTGATATTCAAATAAATCAGCAACCTCTTTTGGTAGGTCATATCTTAGAACTCTAAAATCTCCCTCTACCGATGGTTCTGACATTTCTGGAGACTTGCTATCCTCAGTACCTTGTAAGTCGTCCCAGTCAAAATTAAGAAGGTTATCGAATTTTTGAAGTTCATCGTCTGTATATGGCATAGTGTCAAGCATATCATCAAGACCGAACTCTGCTTCTACCTCTCTCAATCTCTCAGCAAGCTTTAATTCATCTGATTTAAATTTAGTTTCATTTGTCTCAATTGCCACTCTCATTGCATAGGCTTGAGTTACCTCGCCCAAATTAAAGCACATTAAAGTTTTCCAACCCAACCTGATTGCAACTTTTAATCTATGATTCCCATTAACAACTTCATAAAAGCCTGTCTCAAGCTTCCTAACAATTATATTTTCTATCTGACCATTGCGCTTAAAGTTTTCCTCTAAGGCATCCATCAAGTGATTTTCTTTTTCATAATAAGGGTCTGACTCATCACTAGAAATCTTCTTATAATTCCAATCACATTCCACTAAATTTTCTAATGGTATTTCAATAAATCCTTTTACCAGTTCCATTTTATCCCCCTTGTCTCCCACAGACGTTTTAAAAATTTTTCATATTCTCTTTGGCTTTCCATAGCGTGATTAAGCTTTAATGTACTTGCCTCTTTTGATCTTTCTGTTTTGAACATCGAAGTATCGATTCTGTATTTTAAATAGTTTGCCTTGGTAGGTGCAACTTGTTTTAGTTTACCACCATCTAGTACAATTATCGAACCAAACCTCACAGGAGCCGTCCAAGTGGTGCTATCCACTGTTGAAAAAGGGAATGCACTAGCAATTGCTGCATCAGTTAAAGCGAACCCATGCACTCGGATTTGATTCTCATAGCAATATTTAAGCATTTTCGTGTAAGGCATTAGTATTTTTTTCGCCCTCAATCCCTCGAACCCTATATATTTAGATTCCGACTCATTACATAAAGTAATAAAATCTTCCCATGTATCAACTGAATGAGCGACCAAAATGCACTTGTCGAAGACTCCTGCAGACTTTAACATCGCCCTCCAACTTCTGACTTTTTCCATTCCTACAATTGATTGAATATCTAATTCAACATAATAATCTATTTTCTCGTAATTTTCTTTAATCCAATCGAAGTACCTGGAGAAGTATTTATCTGGACAAGGCATTTTGCTTTTATCTTTGTTATTGTGATGGGCCATAGTGGACTCGCCAGTATAACCAAAAAAAGTATGCGCTCCCGAGTCGATTGTTATAGTCCCAAGATGCCCTTTTAGTTTATTAACTTGTTTCAAAAAAGAATCAGTCTTTTTATTATAAAAGAACGTGCAAAAAATGTTATCCGTAGGCAATAAGTCCACTTTATAGCTTGAGTAAATAGATTCCATTCCTGCGAAGTAGACTTTCATATCTTGTTTATCCACCTTATTTCTTCAGTAAATTTTATCGGAGCGAACTTAGGGTTTTCAAATAAATATTTCAACTTATCAACAACAGTTTCGATAGAGAAAAATTTAAAATCTTTATCAAACAATTCTTCATATGCAAGCTTGTTAGGTACCAAGGGAACACAACCTCTGTTTACTGCCTCTTGCATAGCAATTCCAAATGTTTCTTGTTTTGCAAATGAAACAGCAAACTTTGCTTCGTCTAACAATGAATAGTATTCTGCTTTACTTGAGCATATATCTACTGTTTTAAGAAAAACCATATTATCGTTAGGGTATTTCTTTTGGTACATCTCAGAAAGCGTTTCAAAAAGTTCTGGTTGCTTCTCATCAGCAAGCCTGTGAGGGAATACAACAAGGTTTTGTTTTTCAGACCATTTAAATCGATCTTTAGTTTCAGCAACTGGCCAATCAACTTTAGTAAACTTTCTATCAGCACCATAACTTTTTCTCCATAGTTCTCTATGAAAATCTGTAGCAATAAAAACTTCATCATGAGCTTCATATAAAGAGTCTTCTAAAAAGCCTCCCCATTTAGAAACAGGGCACTTAGCAAGATAGTCATGAGGGTCATATACACCAGCGTGTATCATTGACTTGATTTTGATATCTAATCCAAGTGTGTCTCTCATGTAGGCAATGTTAAGCAAACAAGGGTTCCAAAAGTCTAAGCAAAACACAGTGAATGATTTATCTCGATTAGCATCTATGTAGCGACAGACTTCTTGTGCTTGTTCGAGCTTGTATATATTAGTGTATGCACTATCAAGAAACTCTCCGTCTTTAATCTTTACGGTTTTTGTTCCTCCGAAAGTTTCAAAAGGTATTTTAGATTTCTCGAATGACTCAGTAAACCACCTCAACCATTGCTCAGAATATCTTTCCTCTATAGGTTCAATTGGAAGGAATAATATTTCTCTCATCTAATCCTCACGTCAACTGCATACTCATCAACATTTACCTTTTTACCTTCACCAATCATAAATGACTCATCATTATACGCTGGCCCAACACAGATATGATCTCCGTCTTTTAGGTCGAATGAAATCTTAAGATAGCATCTCACATTTTCACTTATTATAGATCGCTTATATAGTGGGTTGATTTCATAGCAAACATTCATGCCTAATCTATCAGCACAATAATTTATAGTTTCAAAGTCAATATACTCTGAGCAAAACCAAATTCTTTTATATTTAGTTAAGAGCTCCATATCTTCAACTCTATCCCTAGGAAAAAAATCATACCTTACGAATAAAGTTTTATCTCCTAAGTCAACATGACCTTCGATCTCAGGACCTTCCCACACAGACCACTCTTTACTACTTGCGTAAGATTGCGCCATTCTCTCCATCCTCTGAAATTTCTATTTCATCTAAGCAAAAATAATTCATCAAGTGTTCGGCTATTGACTCACAAGACATAGTGCCAAATTCAAGACCAAATCTTAGTTTTATATAATTACTCATCATTCTTTTTAGTTCAATAAATTCTATATCTCTGTCATTGTGACCAACTCTTTTTAAAGCAGTACAATGAAACATGTGCCTATGTCTAAGAGCTAAATATGATTCTGCATGATCAATAGCTTCTGGCCATTTGTGGAATCCTTCAAATTGAAAAGAAACCTTTATAAACTTTTTCACTAATGGGCTTTTTTTATTTTCCATAAATACCTTCCATTATAGATTCAACCTCTAACATTCTTTTGCCTATGTCTTTGCTCTCGATAAGATGTACGTTTGATCTTTTCAATAAAGATTCAAAAGCTATTTCGTAAAACTCTGCCACTTCATCTCTTATTTTTGATGATGTTGGTCTAAATCCATCTTGCATGTAGGGAACATTATCTTTCATAAGGAAAATATGATCGTAAGAATTAGCGTGTTCATAAGCTAATCTTGTAATATTTGCGCTTATTTGTACGTTAATGTTTTTACAGGTCCACATGTAATAGAAGAGCCAATCTAAAGAAGTTCTCTCGCAAACTAAGAAGTCACAGTCAGGTCTTTGTACTAATTCAGTTTCTTTCATCATTTGCTTGTATAGTATATGTAATCGGGCTTC